ATTTGGTAATCTCAACAATCCCAGCGCAGGTGCTCAGGCTGATCTTGATAACCTGGGTGCTTTTCAGATTGGCGGAACAGCCCTTAACACGGCTATCGCCGGGACAGGCGACAGTAACACTGCTTATAACCTTGTTCGTCGTTTGACTACATTGTCGAGTGGTTCTGGCACTACGGGCGGCCCAGACGATTCTGCTGTTTCGGCCTCTTCAATCCGTTTTGTTATTACTACTACTTCTTCCACAAGTACGATGACAGTTGGCGGTGACCTCGTTACTCAGGTACCGATTGTTGATGACTTCGCGTCTGGTACGGGTCTAGGTTCTATTAAGGGCCAGACTGAGTGGGGACTTGAAGGTAATGATAACATCCCAGAGATCGATATCAAAGTCGATTCCGTGGCTGTTACCGCGCAAACCAAGAAGCTCAAGGCTAAGTGGACACCGGAGTTGGGTCAAGACCTCAACGCCTACCACAACCTTGATGCTGAAGTGGAGCTTACTTCCATTCTCTCTGAGCAGATTGCTCTTGAGATTGATCGTGAGATTCTCGCGGACCTCATCAACGGTGCAACCGCCGGTACTTATTACTGGTCACGTTCACCGGGCATGTTCCTTGACCGCACAAGCGGCGTGGAGATTGGAGCTAATACTAAGGCTCCGGACTTCACTGGTACGGTTAGTGAGTGGTATGAGACCCTCATTGAGACTATCAATGATGTGTCTGCGCAAATCCATCGTAAGACTCTACGTGGTGGTGCCAACTTCATCGTCTGCGGACCTGAAGTTGCCAACGTCCTTGAGTTCACCGCTGGTTATCGCGCATCTGTTACCGCAGATGACGATAAGGGCTCTGTGGGCGCCGTTAAGGTCGGCTCACTCAGCAAGAAGTTCGACGTTATCGTTGATCCATACTTCCTGCGTAATGTAGTCCTCGTCGGCCGCCGCGGCTCCTCTTTCCTTGAAAGCGGATACGTGTACGCACCGTACGTACCACTGCAGACTACACCCACAATCTTCGGCCCCGAAGACTTCGTGCCCAGAAAGGGCGTGATGACTCGGTATGCCAAGAAGATGGTCCGACCTGATATGTATGGTCTGGTTATCATCCGTGGTCTACTCGGCGAATCCGGTGCCTAAACTGAATAGTTAGGTAACTCAACCCATAAAGCCCCCGTTTTTGACGGGGGCTTTTGTTTGACAAAAAGTTAAAAAGCCAATCTGTCAAATTTTTTCCCCGGTAAATTTTGAGATTTTCCTTTTTTGTAATATGGAAAACTATTTAGGTTGTAAAGTCTGCGAAGGAATATTTTAACATGCCAACCAATTTAAGCCCCAAGTCTCAAGCCAGTGCCATCATTCTCCCCAAAACAGGGAGCACCTCCGCTGTAACGGGTGCAGTTCCTTTTGGAATATACACCGGATCCGCCGATTTTATAAGCGGCGCCAGTATGCAGGTAGCTTACGTATATAAGAAGCTGGGTGGAGATGTCGTTGACATCGAGTTAACGGCCCAAAACGTGTATTCGGCTTACGAAGAGGCAGTTCTAGAGTACTCCTATATTATAAACGTGCATCAGGGCAAAAACATGCTTTCCGATGCTCTCGGAAACACCACTGGCACCTTTGATCACAAGGGCGACATCAAAACAGGGCCGTCAGGCAGCAATTTGAAGTTTCAACGCTTTCAGATGGCATATGCGAAGCGCGTCGGCGAAGGCCTCTCATCTGTGGCCGGGTTTGGAGGCACAGTTCCTCAATATTCGGCGTCTTTCAAGCCTGTCAAGAATAAACAGGATTATGACGTTCAGACTATTATCTCTAGGGCCTCGGATTCGGGAGTTGATGACGCCGGCACCGCTGTCCCCTATTCGGGCAAAGTAGGCAACAAGCGCATTTATGTAACCAAGGTGTTTTTTAAGTCTGCCCGGGCTACATGGCGATTTTACGGATATTATGGAGGAATTAACGTTGTAGGCAACTATAGCACATACGGCCAGTTTGCGGATGATTCTACTTTTGAGATTATCCCGACTTGGCAGAATAAAATGCAGGCAATCATGTATGAAGACTCAATTATGACTCGAACCTCCAATTATTCGTATGAGTTGATAAACAACCTGTTGCGATTATACCCTAATCCGAATTATTGGGGTTTTCAAGAACAACAGCGCATATGGATAAGATTCTACATTAAACCAGAAGCGTGGGAGGAATATTCTAATGTTGATGATGGGGTAGCCGGCGTAAACAACCTCAATACGCTCCCCTACGATAATATCCCCTATAAAAATATTAACGCCATTGGAAAGCAGTGGATTCGAAAATATTGCTTGGCTCTCTGCAAGGAGATGCTTGGCCAAATCCGAGGCAAGTTCCAGACAATCCCCATTCCCGGGGATAGTGTCACTCTCAACCATTCTGAATTATTATCGCAAGCCAAAGAAGAACAACAAAATCTTAAAGACAAGTTAGTGGAAATTCTCAAAGAAACGGAATATCTCCAGCTTGTTAAACAAGACTCTGAAAAAGCGGAATCAGCAGCCACGACCTTTAAAAATTCACCGTTGCCGATATTTGTAGGGTGATAAAGGATGGGTAACGAATGGAAAAGACCAAAGAACCCACCCCCTCCGCTGTTTTTCGGTGAAAAAGAGCGAGATCTGGTTAAACAGGTAAATGACGAATTAATTGAAAACGTCATTGGCCAGCAAGTCCTCTATTACCCTATTGACCTCGAACGAACCGATTTTCATGGCCTCTACGGAGAAGCCATCGAGAAAACATACCTGCCCCCCGTCCGAGTTTATGCCTTAGTCGAATTTACCGAATATTCGACGTCTTATATGGAAGGCGCGGGCATTGACAAAACTTGGGAAATCAATATTCATTTCCATCGCCGTCGCCTCACCGAAGATCAGGACCTATTTGTGCGTGAAGGCGACTTTGTTTTATATGGAGAATTTTATTACGAGATAGTTAAACTATCAGAGCCCAAAAAGCTCTTTGGCCAAGTAGATTATAGTTTTGAGATTTCTGCACGCTGCAGAAGAGCACGGAAGGGGTTGTTCGATGCTACCTGATAATTTTGATTTTGCGTTGCTCCCAGAGGGTAGCTCAGAGCACACTCTCCAGTCGTTGGGGATGTTGGCATCTACCATTGAGACAATTGATTATGCCATTACTTCGTGGCTTAAGAGTGATGTGGAGTTAAGTGCGCTTACCAACGAGGGGTATCGCGAAGTGCCCGTGTTGTGGCAGGTCCCTGAACGCGCCTACCAAATTAAGAACAAGGAAGACTTACGTGATGACGGCGGGGCACTTAAACTTCCTCTAGTGAGCATCGAGCGCACCGGAATAACAAAGGATCCCACCCGGAAGGGAGGGTTTCAGGCACATCTTTATTCGAGTGCCAAGAACGGCCGCACCGGCCGTATCGTAATTGCCAAAAGAATCGTACAAGACAAAACACGCAATTTTGCGGTTGCAGCGTCGATGCGACAGCAGCCGGCCGCGGGAACCTACCAGAAGCATTATCCTCGCGTTAATAAGAAAGTGGTTATCCAGTCCTTATCGGTCCCAATCCCCATTTATATTAATGTAGATTACAAAATTACTATTAAAACTGAATATCAACAGCAGATGAACGAATTAGTACAGCCATTTATTGGACGTACTGGGCAAATTGATTCTTTTGTTATGAAGCGAAACGGACACCTTTATGAGGCATTTATCGATCAAAACTTCAATCATTCTAACAATATAAACAATTTGGACGAAGACACGCGCCTCTTCAGCACAGAGGTTACCATTCGAGTATTGGGGTATCTGATGGGCGAAGGAGAAAACGATGATCGCCCCATTGTGAGGGTAGACGAAAACACAGTTGAGGTCACATTCCCGCGCGAGCTTGACCCAGTTCCTGGCAATAAAGGCTTTTTTGAGAAGTAGTTCCTGACCTAAAATGCAATTTCTTGTTTCTCTTCAAGACTTTTGAGCTTCCGAATACTATTTACGTATGATTGTACATCAATTTAAATTACCACGATAGGGAGTGACCTAGAAGATGTCAGTAAAGAATTTTAAGTTTGTATCTCCTGGAGTTTTCATCAATGAAATTGATAACTCCTTTATGCCCAAGAAAGCCGAGGATATCGGCCCTGTTATTATTGGGCGCGCCACCAAGGGGATTGCAATGCATCCCATCAAAGTTGAGTCTTACTCTCAATTTGTGGAAATGTTTGGCGAAACGGTACCGGGAGGAGCCGGCAGCGACGTATATCGCGACGGAAACCTCAAGTCGCCCATGTATGGCCTATATGCGGCCCGGGCCTTCTTGAGAGCAAACGTGGGTCCTCTCACTTTCGTGCGCCTTCTGGGCCAAAACACCACCGCTGGGGCAGCCATTGGCGGCGCCGCAGGGGCAGGCTGGAAGACCGAACTTGATCCCGGCACCGGCGAGGCTGTGCCCGGCACGGCTGGAAATGCCTCCAAAACTGGTGGCGCCTGGGGCATTTGGGTAGCCAAATCCAGTAGTGTGGCCGGCTATGGCCATGCCGACCCAACTGATCTTACCGCGAGCCTCGCGGCAGTAATTTACACTGAATCTGGTGCTCCCCTTCTTTCCGGAAGCATTTTTGGCGGAGCACGCCAGCCTTCCGGCACCGGAT